CCGAGTAGAACTTGTAGGCGTCCTCGGTCTTGGGGTGGCTGATCAGCTTGTCGAAGAACTCCGAGCTGACCAGCGCATGCGCGGTGGTCATGGTCTCGCCCAGCAGGTTGTCCTCGATGGCGCGCAACGACGTGCGCACCTTGCCCTGGATATTTGTGCCGGCCGTGCCGAAGACGAAATCGACGGAGATCTGGGTGAGCCCGAACTCGGTGAAGTAGTCGTAGAGCGTGGTCCCCGCGCCATCCTTCACGATGCCGCGCAACGCGTTCATCTCCATGTATTCGCGGGTCTGGGCATGCTTGCGCCGCATCAGCGTGAGCTTGCGGTTCATCACCTCGACCAGCGGATCGGCGGCGTCCGAGACGCCAAGCGCCGGCATGCCCTGGATGTCCGAGGGCAGGATCACATCGTCATGCGGGATCCATGGCAGCGCGAAGCTGCGCATGGAGCGCTGCTCGCGATTGCCGACGGTGGCGGGTGCACCGAGCGGCACCGAGGGCAGCAGGCTGAGGACGCCCTCACGTTGCTCGATCACGATGGAGCGTTGCGTGACACCCTCGAAGCGAAACAGGCCGATCTGGCCGAGGCGGGTGTAGAGATTGGGCAGGATGTTGATGGCCTGCGTCATCTCGGCGAGCGAATAGCCGCCCGCGTCGAACGGGTTGCGGGTGAGGGTCATGGGGATCTCCGGGGAAAGTGGGGCGGGAAACAGGGAAGAAGCGTGAGGCGGCGCTTGCGGCCCGATCAGGCTGTATCGCGTGCGATGATCCCGAGGGCTGCCAGCTGGCTGATCTTGGTGGTGATCTTGGCCGCGTCGTCGACGGTGCCGTCGTAAGCCAGCGCCGCGCGCGACACGATGGCGGGCCCGCGCATCAGCACCACGCCGACGGCATCGCCGGGCGTGGCATCGACCGCATGGAGCAGCACGGCCCCGGCGGTCTGTGCACCGTCCGTGCCGCCGGAGGTGGCGAGCTTGTACTTGCCGCTGGCGGTGATGCGGCCCAGAACCGACCCGACGGGATAGGCGGTGCCGGCGAGCAGCGGGACGGTCTCGCGGGTGTAGTTCGGGTTGACCTCGTATTTGAGGACATCGCCCATCGTGGGCGGTTGGGTCAGAACGGGCATGGCGGAGATCCTGTATCAGGGGGACAAAAGACATCCCCTGCCGGAGTGGTGTGGCGGGGGATCGGTCGGGCATTGGTTTGTCGGGAGGTAGGTCCAGGCGCAGCTTGGGCGTCAGGTGCGTTTGCCCGCGGCTGCGTCCCGCTTTGCCGCCGCGATGAGCGGGCTTTCCGTCGCCTGTGGCAGGACCGGTGAGGGCGGTGCCGCCACGATATCGCGGGCATCTGCAGCGGCGCTGGCGCGTTGGAGCACGAGGCTGCGCAGGGCCTCGGGGGTTGTCCCTTCGCGCAGGGCTTTCGCGGCGTCGATGGTAACCCCGAGGCGGCCCGCCTGTGCGGCGATCTCGGTGATCTCCGCCGCCTCCTGGCGCAGCTGCGCCGAGAGCTCGGCCAGGTTGCCGGGTTCTGTGGCAGATTGAGCCGCTGCGGATGCGGATGGAGGTGCCGGTGCGATTGCAGGCGCTGGCGTAGCCGCCGCGTCGGGCGTTTGTGCGGTGCTGGCTGTTTCGGCAGACGCGTCGGCGGCGGATCGATCAAGCGTCGTATCGCTCGTCCCGTCCTGCTGCAAATCGGTGGTGTCCTCTTGCGTTGTGGCTTCATCATCTGGCGCACGGGCCATGGCGGTCTCCTTTCGGGTAATGGTTTGGGTAATGGGGCGGGCGGCTCGTGGTGTTTGCATCTGCCGCCCTGGCGGCAACTGCGGGCGCACAATATGCGCGCGAAAGCTGGCGAAGCCGGCTGCGAGATCGGTGACCTCGTCGGCCAGCCCCGCCGCGACAGCATCGGTCCCGCGATAGATCGCGGCCTCGGTCGCGAGGGCGGCGTCCTGGCTCAGGGCCCCGGCGCGGCCGGCGGCGACGGTCTCGGCAAAGAGGAAGCGCAACACATCGATCTCGCGCTGGATGTCGTCGCGGACCGCGTCGGGCAGCGGTGCGTAGGGATTGCCGTCGACCTTGTGGGATCCCGCATGGACCAGCGTCACGCGCACGCCGTCCCGGTCGAGCTGGCCGCTGAGATCGGCATGCATGACGACCACACCGATGCTGCCGACCGCGCCGGTGCGCGGCAGCAGGATACGGCTCGCCTGGCTTGCCAGCGCGTAGCCCGCCGAGAAGGCGTGTTCGGCCACCAAGGCCCAGACCGGCTTGTCGCGCCGCAGCGCGCGGATGCGGTCTGCCAGATCGAAGACCCCGGCGACCTCGCCGCCGAAGCTGTCGATCTCCAATGCAACCCCGCGCACAGCAGGATCGCTGGCGGCCGCCTCGATCTGGACGGCGATGCCTTCATAGCTGGTCTGGCCCGAGGACTCCCCAATCCAGCCGCCGCGATGGATGAGCACGCCGGAGATCTCGATCACGGCGATGCCGTCGATCACCGGATAGGGCGCGTCACCGTGCTGACGATACCCGTCCAGCAATCCGCCGGACAGGATACCGGCACGGGCGCGCGGAACAGGTGCAACCTGATCAGCCATCTGATCTCGCCCGTCAGCCAACTCCACCCGCCGCCCCAGAATCCGGGGCCCAAGCCCCGACAGGAACGCCATGGCCTTGGCGGGCTCGACCAGCAGCGGCGTGTTGAAGGCGCGCGCGGCAATACGGGCGTGAAGCATCAGGGCTGGTCCTCGTCTGGGCGCGGGCGGGTCTCCGCGGTGTCGTCATCGTCGTCGGACGGGCTCCGGTCTTGATCATCCCCGTCAACCGGCACGTCCGCGGCGCCCTGTGCGGGCGAGCCCGGGCGACGGAAGTCGAGGCCCAGTGCGCGCTCGCGGGCATGTTCCACGGCAATCTCGCGATCGACCTGCTCGGCGTCATAGCCGCGCTCGGCGATGGCCTGCGTGCGGGATTTGAGGCCGGCCTCGATCTGGGCGATCTCGGCATTGGCGTCCTTCAGGGGATCGACCCAGTCCCATTTTGTGGGCAGCCAGTCGGCGGTGAGCAGCCGGGACCGATTGGCCTCATATCGTGGCAGGGCCAGCGCGCCCGACAGCACCGCCGCATCCATCCAGCGCGCATAGACCGGCCGGCAAAGCTGATACACCATCACCGAATGCTGCCAGGCCGAGACGCGGCGGCGGAACTCGATGAGCGCCAGGCGCGAGTTCGAGAAGTTGCCCTTCACCATGTCATTGGCAAGATACGGGTAAGGGATGCCCAGTGCCGCGGAGATCTGCAGCAGCGTGCGGTACTGGAACGGCTCGTAGGTGGCGCCGCTGTCGGCGGGCTGACCGACGGTGACATCCTCGCCCGGATCGAGCCGCACCACCTGGCCGGGGCTGATCTCGACGCCGCCCGGGTCGTCCTCGTCCCCGGGCGGGGCCAGCGGGTTCTCCGGCGCGGGCGATGTGACGAACATCGCATACATCGCCGCGACCTTCTTCCGGTCGAGCTCGGCATCGTCGTACTGATCGAGCAGGAACAGCTTCACGATGGCCGGTGCCAGTTTCGAGACCCCGCGCAGCTGCCCGCCCTCGACCGGGTCGATCACATGGATCACCTCGGAGGCAGGCACCCGGGTGATCTCGCCGGCGAGGCCCGGCTCCGTGCTGTCGCCCGGGTGACGGCGCAGGAAATGATAGGCGACGCGACGCCCGATCCGGTCGAACTCGATGCCCTGGCGGATGGCATTCCCGTTGGCCGCGGTGCCGCTCTGTTCCAGCGGCAGCATCTCGGCGGGCAGCATCTGCAGCTGCAGCGGCACGCTCAGCCCGTCGCCTGTGCGCCGCGACCGGATGCGGAAGAATACCTCGCCCGCGATGAACACCTCGCGTGCCGCGCGGCGCTGCAGCCCGTAGAAATCCGTCAGCCCCTCGGCATCGGCTTCGTCGGTCCAGGCGAGCCACAGCCGCTGCAGCTCTTCCTTGCGGGCGGGGTCTGCGATCTTCGAGATCGGCTTGATCCCGTCGCCGGCGGTATTGGCCGCCCAGCTTTCCACCGCGTTCACCGCATAGCCGTTGTTGCGCACCAGCCAGCGCGCGCGTGCCGTGATATCGGGACCACTGGCTGCGATCAGCGCGTTGACATGCGCGCGCGTCGCGCGGAACCCGCGCAGACGCCTGTGGTGCTGGCCCGCATCGAACCCGCCGATGAAGGCGCCGAGGCGTTGCCGCCAGTTCATCGCGGTCATCACAGATCCTTCGCGGCAT